TGCGCCGTGACGACGGCGTAAATCCCGGTGGCGAGGAGCGCCAATCCGCCGATGATCGCGACGATGGGATTGGCCGCGAGGAACGTCAGGACACTCCCGAACGCGGTCGCCGCGATCCCGCCCTTACTGAACGCACCGACCAAGACCCCGAGGCCGGAGGTCATCGATCCGAACAGCATCAGCAGCGGACCGGCGGCGGCGGCGATGGCCGCGAACGCGAGGATCGCGGTCTGGAGTCCGGTCGGGAGGGACGTAAAGGTTTTCACCAGCGATTCCAGATACGGTACCAGTCCGGCCACGGCGTTCGTGACGGTCTTCAGGACCGGGAGCAGCGCCTGACCCAACGTGATCCCGACATCCTTTAGGCGATTCCAGAGGATCGTCAGTTGGGCCGCTGTCGTCTCGTAGCGTTTCCGCGTCTCCTCCTGGAGCGCGTTGTTTTCCTGCCACGATAGATTCGCGTTGGCCAGATCGCGGGCCAGCAGATCGCCCGCGCCGGCGAGACGCATCATCGTGTCTTTGAGGACGATGTTCTTCCCGATGAGCGGCTCCAGCGTGGAGGAGAGATTCCCGCCGGCCGTCTGGAGTCGGCCGAGGCCTTCGATAAATTTCTGTGTGGCCCCGGCGGCGTCCGTTTCAAACGCGCGTTTGAATTCCGCCGCGCTGACGCCGGCGACCTTCGCGAAGCCGGCGAGCGCCGACCCGCCCTTATCCACCGCATCATTCATCTTCAGGAGGACGCGGCTCATCGCGCTGCCGCCGGCCTCCGCGCTGATCCCGACACTCGCCAGACTGGAGGAGAACGCGAGGACTTGTGCCTGCGTCAGGCCGACCGTATGGCCCGCGCCGGCGATCCGGGCGGCCATGTCCACGATTTCTTTTTCCGTGGACGCGCCCGCGTTCCCGAGGGCGACGAGCGTGGACGCGAACCGATCCGTATCCACGCCGGCTGCGCCGAAGATGTTCTGAATCCGCGCGATGGAGGTCGCGGCTTCGTCGGCGGTGAGATTGGTCGCCGTCCCGAGGCCGGCCATCACTTCCACGAAGCCGGCGATCTGCTGTTTCGGAATCCCGAGCGCCCCGGCCGACTCGGCCAGTTTATTGATTTCGTTCACGTTGACGGGGATGGTCTTCGCCAGATCGCGGAACTGTTTTTCCAGCCCGGCGAATTCCGCTTCCGTCGCGTCCACGGTTTTCCGGACGCCGGCGAAGGACGACTCAAAATCAATCGCGAGTTTGGAGGCCGCGCCCCCGAGCGCGAGGAGCGGCGCGGTGACGCCGACCGTGAGCGTCCGCCCGACGGCTTCGGCCTGCGCTCCGATCTTCTTCAGATCACGGGACCACTCCTTCGCGGAGTCGCCCGCCCGTTTCATCGCCTTATCGAATTCGGCGGTATCGGCGACCAGCAGCGCCCGGAGCAGACCGACAACGGCACTATTGGCCACGCGTCACTCCTTCGTCCGCTGACGGAGCGGAATCCCGAATTGGGCGCTGAGGATCGAGAGCGCGGATCGCATCTTCGCCACCTTCCGGACGGGCGATTCCGGGAGCGGATCAGCCGCGATCAGATACGTCTGGAGCGGCGGCACCCGTTTTTTGGTCGTGGCCGCCGCCCAGATCGAGACGGCCAGATGGGCAAGTCGCGCGTCCCGATTCGCCTGATTCCGCCGACGCGCGTTTTCGGCGGCGAACTCTCGATACAGTTCCAGGGGCGTCAGCCACCAGAACAGATCCGGACTCAGGCCGATTTCGCGCGCTTGGATATAGAGCCCGGCCCAATCGTACCAACCGTCACCGGCGGCGTCTCCGTGGGCGTCTGCGCGTTCGCCGCCGCCGCTTTTTTTATCAGGCCTCGATCCCGTTCGTCGGGCTGGGTCGCCGCCATCAGATCGTTGATCTTCTTCAGGACGACGGGGAGCCCACTGATCCCGCCGAGCTCATCGATGATCGCGTCTACGTCGGCTTGGGTCAGTTCCGGATGATGCCGTTGGAGCGCCCCCCACACCACCGCGCACAGATATTCGATGTCGCCCCGGATCGCGCCGTCCATCGCTTGGACGAGCGTGACCCGATGTTCCGGCGTACTGACCATCTTCTGGATCTGGCGGAGTCCGCCCATCCCGAGGGCAAGGCGATACCGTTTCCCGTTGACCTCAAGATCGACCTCTCCCCGTTCTGGATTGGCCATCGTGTTCCCTCATCTTCCCGAGACACGGATTCCGGATCGGTCCCGGAATCCGTGACTCCTGTTACGGCAGATCGGCGGAGAAATCCCCGAGCGGCGTAATCTCGGCGGTAAAGCCGACCTTCGCATCGCCGGTGATTTCGGACGGCTGGAATTTCGTGACGACGCCGCGAAACGGCCACTCCGTGCCGGGCGATCCGTCCGTGAGTACGATCTTGAAGTTCGCTTCCTTCCGCGTCCGCCAGAGCGCGATCAAGCCGCCGTTCGTATGGCCGTCGCCGCCGGCGTTGGACTGCGATCCGTGGGTGGGTCGCCAGTTCCCGGCCAACGCGAACGCGCCGGAATCCCGGAGCCCGGCGAGTTTCTCGCGATGGGCTTCCGGACTCCGGAGGTGCGTCTTCTCGATCACGTTCGTGCTCATTTCTCCCGGCGTGATCGATTCCAGATCCGCGATGGCGGCGAACGTCTCCGGAGACGCGCCGCCCTGGCCCACCAGTAACTGGACCCCGTAACCGGTGAACGCCTCACCGGGATAGTACGTGTTGGATACGTCAGACATGAGCCCCTCCACTTTCAAACCAGATCACGAAGTCCTGTTCCACGCGGACCAGATGTGTCTCGGCGTCGTAGCGTTCGCGTTGTTCCACCGCGTGAATCGCCGCGATGGGAATCCCGGACAGATCGCCCTGAAATCCGGAGAGGCCGGACGCCGATCCGCTGGTCAGATCGCCCCGGACGGCGTCAGCAATCGCGTGGGCGTTCGCGTAGGGATCGCCGTGATGTTCGGCTTCCACGGTATCGATCTGGACGCGGACGCGACGGAGCGCGACATCCCCGCGTAACTGCATCGCGGAGATATGCGAGATTTCGAGAAGCCGGATCGCGGGCGCGTTCAGACTCTGCGGGAATCGCAGGGTATAGATCCGCCCGTCCACCCACGTCGTCACCGCCGGCAGCGACAGGAGCCGTTCCCGGATCGCGGAGAGGAGCGGCATCATGCGGTGGCCTCCTCCTCTGGCGCGAACGCGCCCCGGCCCGCGTTGGCGTCCTCCAGGAGACGCCACAGGCCGTCGCGGAGAATCGCGAGGGATCGATCCGTGCCGTAATCAAACGCCGGCCGGAGGAACGGCTGGGCGCTGTGGCGGACCGTCCCGTATTCCTGATAGATCCCGTAAAAGATGTTCCGCGCTGGTCCGACAGCGACCGCCGCCTGAAACGGATCGGCGGCATCCCACGCGCCGCCGGCGACCGATCCGATCTTGGTCGCCGCACTGATCACCATCGATTCTTTGAGATCGATGGGCGTGGCCGGATCCAGCGGCGCGAGTTCCGCCGCCCGGCCGCGAATCGGTTCGGCGGCCGCCCGGAGGACGCCGAGCAACGCGCGTCTCCGGACGGCGTCCCCGAGTCGGCGGAGATTCGCCGCGAGGACCTCGCCGCCGCTCACCGTCAGGCCGAGTCTCACGCCGTCGTCTCCGTGGGCGTCTTCGCGTGGGCTTCGGTGACCAACGCAATCGCGCGAGCCCGCCCGATGGGAATCGCGGAGACGATGTCGTAGGTGCGTCCGTAGTAGAGGAGTCGCCGGAGTTTCGGCACGTCCACGCGTTCGGGATCCATATCGATCCGATAGGGCATTTCCCATCGCGTGGTACTGATCGCGATCTGTTGCGCGGTCCGCTCGATCTCGTCCGCCTCGAGGTCCTCGCGCGTCATCGCCACTTGCGCCAGATCCGTCCACGGACCATCCACGGGGAACCCGGTGTCCGATTCGGAATCGTCGGGACGGGATTGGATCGTCACCCACTTATCCCGCGAGCCCGCGCCCGCTGCGCCGGACGATTGACGGAATCTCATCGGCGATGCGCCTCCGTCGCCAGACGGACGGGCGGACGGTCGGCCTGACGTGTGGCCGCCGTCTCCACGATCCCGTAGTGCTCCCGGACCCAATCGAGTTGTTGCGCGGCCGGACTCCAGGGATCGACCACGCCGTGAAAGTTGATCACCCGCGCGTGTGGCGGGAGACGGCCGTCCGTCAATTCGATATGACGACGATAGGACAGGACGCCATCGGCCGGCGTGAAGACGGGCTGACCCGGTCCGAGGACGTAACTGATCCACGCCTGATCGCCGCCGCGACAGCCGGCGCGATACGCTTCACGCGGGGATCGCGCCGGATCGAACGTCGTCCAGACCTGTTCGCGCGTCCCCGGCGTATGGAGCCAGAGAGACGCGTTGTAAAATTGCGTCTCGGGCCAGTCGGTTTCGTTCCAGATGACGAAGTCTTCGTCCCGATCAAACAGCGGCGTCAGATCGCCCGTGATGACGGTATCGAGATCGAGCGAGACGTAACGATCCCCGAACCACGTCCGGGCCTCGGCGGCGAACGCGCGGAGCCGGACGTAGCAGGACGGCCAGTTCCGTCCCTCCGGCGGTCTGATCGAAATCCCGTCCGACCAGATCGGGATCGTCTCGATGTCCTCCAGCCCCACGGGATCGTCCGTCACGCAGACGAACCGATGCGGCGTCGGATAGTGCCGGGCGACCATCCGCCGGAGCGCGTGGACCGTCTCCGGGGCGTAGTGGGATCGATAGCGCCACGGAGCCCGCCACCGCCAACAGACGACGGTCAGCATGACGCCCCCTGGACGCCGACCAGCGCGGCCAAGTCCGCGCGAGGGAAGGCGTCAATCAACGTCTGACGGGTGGCGTTGACGACGTGGACGCCGGCGGCGGTCAGTTCGGGCGCGAGCGTGTCATACGCGCGACGGAACAACGCGTAGTTCGCTTCGCTACTCTCGGTCAGTCCGGACGGATGGCGTCCGAAGAAGTGCGACTGGCCGCCCACCTTCCCCCCCGAGTAACCCAGCAAGACGATCTGCCGAGCGCCCAGATGGACGGCCAGATTGATCGCGGCGTACCCGGAGTGACCGCCCGTCCGGAGGCCCGTGGGATTCGTCTCCAGTCCCGTCGTGCCGGTGTGGGTCAGGACGTGGACATCGTCCGCGCCGGGAATCGGAGAGGCGTCCCCGATCTTCCAACCGACGCCGACTTTCTGTCCTCGGAAATCCGGGACGCCGCCGTAGAACCGCCACCACGGCCGATCCGACGAATAGAGGACCTCCGCCCACGGGATCCATCGGATCGCGTCGTTTACGGCCACCACGGGGAAGACGCCGCGTATCTGGAGGAGCTCTCCGAGCGTGAGCGTCGGCCCGCTGGCCACGCAGACCAGCGTGGCGTCCGGCCAGCGCCGCGCGATGGGCTTAGGCAAGGGACGGCCTCCGGAGGGCGTGGAGTTTGCGCCGGACGTTCGGTCGGAGGAACGCGCCGGCCGTTTCGTTCTCTGGCCGACGTTCGTCGCCCGGTTCCCGGATTGTCCAGAGATCCCCGAGCGTCTCCAGGATCGCGGCTTGGACGATGGCGAACTCCAGATCCACCGCCGGATCGGTGGCGTCCGTCCACTCGTTGTCCACCCGGTCCAGATGCGTCAGGACCAACGCGGTCGCCTGCTGGACCTTCTCCTCTACGTCCGTCTGTTCGTGGTCGTCAGGGAGCCGGAGGTGACGTTTGGCGGCGGCGTAGGGAATCAGTTGGGTCGCCATCGGTTCAATACCGCCCGCCCGGCAGACCCTGCGTCCCGCGTTCGCCGGCCGGGCCACGCGGTCCCGCCGGGCCGATCTTCCCCGGTTCGCCGCGCTTGACCGCCAGCCGCCAGAGGGGATTCGTCTCGATGGGCCGGGCGTCCGTCTCCGCTTGCGCGATCCAGAACGATCCCGCGTAGGACACACCGTCGCCCGCCTGATACGTCTCGCCGGCGCGATAGTGCCCGCGATCTAGGACCTCCGCCGTCGTCCATCGACCGAGTTCACCGCCGCTCGCGCTCCGGACGACAATCGTCCGACCCTCACGCGTAAACGTCACGCCTTCCAGCGTCCCGTCGCGTCCCGGATCGCCCTTCTCGCCCGGTATGCCAGGCGCACCGGGCGCACCGGTGGACCCAGCGAGTCCCGATGCGCCCGGTTCCCCACGCGGGCCCGCCTCTCCCTGCGGTCCGCGTTCACCCGGCGGCCCCGGCACGCCGGGTAATCCATCGCGTCCATCGCGCGGCACAATCGCGGCCAACGTCTGCCGGACCACGCGTTCCACTTGCGACACCACAAGGCGCTCGATCACCGGCGCCATTTCTTCCAGTAGTTTTTCCACGGTGGGCGTCATCGTCGGCACTCCAACAGATTCCCGCCATGGCCATCCCCGTCCCATCCGCCGCGATTGACAATCGTCGCGTCCCGCGTTTGATAACCGGGCCACTGCGGCGCGGGATCCACGGAGAGTCCAAAGAACCGCGTTCCGTTCTCAAAGACCTTGAAGTACGTTCGATTCGCGCCCGTGTCCGGTTCGTTGTGCGGGGAATCGGTGTTATACCGATCTCGATGATGGACAGGACACGGGCCGTCATCGAATTCCGTCCCGCGCACCAGTGATTCGGTGATCCCGCAACGCGGATCCAGGACGGACGATTTCCAGACCGCGCCCACCGCGTCCGCACACGCGAGCGCGTTCGGACTCCCGGTCCAGCGGCAATTCTGGAAATCGGAATCGTGACTCGGATCGATGGAGGAGAAGCCACCGTGGAGACACGTCCCCGCGCCCATGATTTCGCAACACGCGGCGTTGTCCGCGTGGCAGCGCGGCGAGGTCCCATCGCCAATCCGCTGCGGCTCCCCGGAGATCGCCGGGATCCGCGCTGGCGGAAACGCGCCGAGTCCCTCGAAAGAAATCTCGTAGAGGACTTTGCCCTTCCGGGCCCAGTCGAACGTCCGTTCCAGATGTTTCGTGCTCCACTGCAACCACGTCCCGCAGATTTGCGGATCGGACGGCGGCGCGGTTTCCGGCCATGAACTGCGCGTGGCCAGCGT